GACAATGATAGCACTATCGGCGCAATTATGTATGCCACAGAGCAGGTTCTACGTGATGTAGATTATTATATAGAACCAGCTAAAGATACAGCAGCAGGTAGAAAAGAGGCAGAATTTGTCGAGACTATCCTAAAGGATATGGAACACTCTCTTGATGATCATATTGCGGAAGCTCTTTCTCACTTGACGTTTGGGTTTTCTTTGTTTGAGGTAGTCTATAAACGTAGACGTGGACCTAAAACAGATGACCCTAAGTCTTACAGCAGATATTCTGATGGCAGGATAGGCGTAAGGAAACTGGCTTCTAGGGCGCAATGGACCATAGAGAGCTTTGATGTTAATAAAACAACAGGCGATGTCTTAGGTGTTAAGCAAGAACAAAACTATGGCTTAAAATCTACTTATATCCCTGCCAGTAAGCTGCTGCATTATAGAACAACAAATACAAACAATGATCCTTCTGGTCGTTCTATTTTACGGAACGCTTATACTTCATATCAGTACCTAAAGAACTTTCAGAGTGTGGAAGCTATAGCTGTTGAGAGAGAGCTTCATGGTGTTCCTATTGGAAGGATTGCTGCAGAGTATCTCTCCCCTGATGCAACTGCTGATCAAGTATCAGTCCGTAGTCAGATGGAGAAGATCCTAAGAGATCTTAAGTTCAATGAGCAAGGCTATGCTTTGTTACCCTCTGATGTGTATAGGGACATAGATGGAAAACCAACCAACCAAAGAATTGTGGACATTGAACTTATTACAAGTAATGGCTCTCGCAACATTGATATCAACCCTATCATCAGCCGCTATCAGCACGATATTGCTAGGAGCGTTATGGCTGAGTTCTTGATGTTGGGCGCAGGAGCAAATGGCTCTTATGCGTTAAGTAAATCCAAAACTGACTTGTTCCTACGTTCTATGGAAAGTTATATCAACTCTATCTTTGATGTGTTGAACAAACAATTAATTGAACCACTCTGGCATATCAATGGACTTAACTTTGACCTTATGCCAAAGATCTGCGCTGGTGATGTTGCTCCACATGATCTACGTGAGCTTGGTAGCTATCTACGTAACTTGAATGGTGCTAACATAGATCTGAGTGATCAGGACGACATTGTGAATGCTCTGTTGGCTAACGCAGAACTTCCACCTAAGAAAGTAGCAGAAAATGGCAACTCTAGCTAATGCTGTATTCGATAGTGGTCTATCGACACTTACAACAAACGGTACACGTATTGATATCTGTTCTACAGAACCTACCACCTATACAGAGGCTACCTCTACTTATACATTAGGTACAGATACAATTACTATTGGTTCTCCTGCAGATCGTACAGGAGGTGGTCGAGAAGTAACTGTTTCTGCTGTATCAGACGCAAGTGTTACAGGCTCAGGCACCGCTGCATATTATGCTATTACAAATGGTAGCACAACTCTGTATGCAACAGGGGATCTAACAACATCACAAGTTGTAACTTCAGGAAATACATTTTCTTTAGGGTCGTTCACTATCGGTATTCCTGACCCAGTATAAAAGGGTTAGGTCATGTCCAGTAGGATATTACAGGAGAGTTCTGACCTACTTCTTACTGAAGCTAGTGAACCGATTATCAATGAGAACTTTATTGCCACAAATGGCATAACAACAGGTTCTCCAAGTGTTGCCACAACAAGTATAAGTCAAGACCACAATTCAAGTCCTGCTAATATCTTTACAGGCAGTTCTGTATTAGCCACTACAGCTATTACACAAAGCCATAACTTAAACTCTACCTCTGTAGCTACAAATCCCCCAGACCTTGCTACAACGAGCGTAAGTCAAGATCATAACTTAACTCTTACAGTTATTGTTTCTGGTCAAGTTGTAATTTCTACTGCAGGTCTTACTCAGGGCCATAGCTTTCAAGTAAACAGCATTGTAAGTGGTTCTCCTGTTGTACCTTCTGCAACAGCTACAGAAGCAGAAAACTTTAGCGTTACGTCTCTTGTAACAGGTACACCAAGTCTAGGCCAAACAACCTTAACACAGGCCCACAGCCTAACAGCGGGAAATATCACAACTCCTTTCCCTGAGTTGGAAAGCGCAGACGACCCCAATGCTGTTGTAATTCAAGAAACACGGGAAATAGAGCAAATGTTAGGAGGTTGGTCGAGGAGAGCTTACGAAGTCCCTGATGGAAAACTTGTTCAAGCTGAACGTGAAATCCAGCAGACTTATGGGGATAAAGTCTCCATTGATCGTAAGGCTAAATCTCTTATCAAGTTTGGGCGTTCCGCTCAATTAAGTACAAACACCCTTGAAACTATTTGGACTATTGGTGGAAACGAAAGTTACGTTACAGATAACACTATTTCTTTTGTGTCTTCCTCTTCTGCTTCTGATACACAACAAATTACTATTGAGGGACATACTTTAGCTGATAACAAATTCACTTTTGTTGTACAGACAGTAACTTTAAATGGGCAGAACGCTGTATCACTGACAACAGATCTTGCTCGCGTATCTCGTATGTACAACTCTGGTAACACAGAGTTAGCGGGAAGAGTTGTGGTTTATGAGAATACTACTATCTCAGGTGGTATTCCTACAGATATTACAAAGACCCATATTGATATACCCCAAGGCTTTCAGCAATCCCTTAAAGCTGCAACAACATTTAGCAACACTGATTATTATATAATAACTGGGTTTTATGGGGCTGTAAGTTCCAAAACCAGTGCAGCAGCCGATTTCTATGTTGAGGTTAGAGAGGTAGGTAAGGTGTTTCTTCCAAAAGGGTGTTTTACAGCATCTTCCACTGGAGGTAGCTCTAATATTATCCTAGACCCTGCTATCATTGTACCAAAAAATGCAGACGTTCGTATAAGGGCCGAAACTCCAACTAACAACGCCATAGTGTTTGGTATTATCAAAGGTTATATAGCTAAGGTAATTTAATGCCATATTCTCGTAATTCAGAGCTTCCAAAAGCAGTGAGGCAAACCGTGCCAGAGGAAAAACACACACAGTTTCGTCGTGTCTTCAATTCTGTCTATGCAGACACCAAGAGTGAGCAGAGAGCTTTCGCTTCTGCTTGGTCTGCAGTAGAGAAAAGACAGATGGATGAGGACTTATTTACCAACCCTGCAGAAGCTCGTACCAGAGCAAGAATGATGGGACTTGGTGAAGAGATCCATACACACTTTATGAATGGTCAAGCCTTCTATATGCCAGCAGCTACGCATGAAGCGTACATGGAATACTACAATGAGCTTGGAGATATAGAAGACAAGGAAGAGCCTGATGATTTGCTCTCTAGGATCTTGACCGCTATCATTCAAGAGATTACCAAAGTGGATATGTCTACGCTGGAAAGCAAGGCAAGCGACCACAATAAAAAACATGGGGGTAAGGGTAAAGTAACTGCTTCTACCTTACGTCAGGTTTATGACAGGGGTATCGGTGCATACAAAACCAATCCCTCTTCCGTAAGACCTAATGTGTCCTCTAAAGAACAATGGGCTATGGCGCGTGTCAACAACTTCTTACGTACTATTCGCACTGGTCGTTTCCGTAGCGGTAAACACGATACTGATTTACTCCCTACTAAACACCCCCTGTCAACAAGAAAGAATGACGTGTGGGATGAGAGTGAATTGCCTACCCAAGCAGCCATTGATAAAGCAGACAGACCTCTAAACAAGCCATTCAGACTGCCTTCTGGATCAAGCAAGAAGTTTGGTGTTTACGTCAAAGATGGTGATAAAACCAAAAAAGTAACTTTCGGTGATCCTAACATGGAGATACGCCGTGATGATCCCAAAGCCAGAGCCAACTTTCGTAGTCGTCATTCGTGCGATACTGCAACTGATAAGACAACTGCGAGATATTGGTCTTGTCGTATGTGGGAGAAAGGTGCCACAGTGAGTGATTTAACTAAAACAGAAATTGAGGGCAAGATCCTTAAGGCAGACGAAGAGCAACGTATTGTCTATGGATGGGCCTCTGTCATTACTGAGAATGGTGAACGTGTTGTTGACCGTCAAGGTGATGTTATCGAAGCTGACACACTTGTGAAAGCCGTAAATGATTTTATGGAACATATTCGTGTTGGTAAAACAATGCACACAGGTAAAATGACAGGGCGTGTAATTCACTCTCTGCCTATCACCAAAGAAATCGGTGAGAGCCTTGGCATACAGAGTGACCGTGAAGGATGGATTGTAGCTTACAAAGTCTACGATGATGACGTCTGGGATAAGGTCAAATCTGGAGAACTTGCGGCCTTCAGTATCGGTGGTCGTGCAATCAAGGAGAAACTAGAAGATGCATCTTCTTAAGCAACTTGAGCTTGACGAACTATCTTTGGTTGACCGTCCTGCGAATGCGTCTGCCAAAGTTGCTCTGTTCAAGCGTGATTCCGAAGAGGAAAATATGGAAAAAGCATACAAAATGAGTGATGCCGAAATGGAGGAAATGGACAAGATGTCTGATGACCTTAAGGCTAAACTTCGTGGCTACATGGATAAAGGTTACACTTTCCCAGAAGCTAAGAAAATGATGGATGAGGATGATATGAAGAAAGCTGACGAGGATATTTCCTTGGAAGCAGAACTCATCGCTCTGAAAGAAGAAAACGAGAACCTACGCAAAGAGCTAGGTGAAGTCGTTGAGAAAAAAGAAGAGGTCGTAGAGACGATTGAGGTTAATGGAGAGATGGTCGTAAAGGCTGACATTCCAGAGCCTGTCTTGAAAGCTCTTGAGGAAGCTAAAGTTGAAAAGCAGATGATTGAACTGCGTAAGAAAGCTGAAGCTGAATTACCACACTTTGATGTCGAAGTAGCTATGTCGTTGCTTGATGTTATCAAAGGTGATGCAAAAGTCCTAGAAGCACTTAAGGGCGCAGACGCTGCCTTTGCTGCTGCTATGGATGAAGTGGGAGAGAAAGTTGTCGAGGCCGACATGTCTGATCCACAATCTAAACTAGACAAGATGGTAGACGCCTATGCCGATGAGCATAAGGTCAACAAATACGCTGCTTTTGATGCCATCTCTAAAACAGCAGAGGGTAAATCCCTTATCGCTAAAACTTATGAAAAGGATGAGTAATCATGGCTGTAACACAATCACGTGACACACGCTCACTAATTGCTGGCGAAGATTTGTCGTCTTCTCAGTTCAAATTCGTAACACTGGAATCTGATGGTCAAGTAGATCTTGCTGACTCTGCAGGAGAGCGTTGCTTTGGCGTTTTAGAAAATGACCCAGCATCAGGTGGAGAGGCAACTGTTGTTGTTTCTGGTCAAACTCGCATCACATGCGGCGGCACTGTTGCTGCTGGTGCGCAACTTCAAACAGACGCATCTGGTGACGCTATCACAGCAGCAGCAGGAGATGTTTCTATGGGATACGCAATGGAAGCTGGCGTTGACGGTCAAGTCATCGCTATGGAGCTTATCCAAGGCGGCAACATCCTAGCGTAACCTATAGATAGGAAGGAATAACAACAATGCCTATGCTAACCGCCTCACAGGTACATATTGATCAGCCATTAACAAACCTGACAGTAGCGTACCTTCAGTCACAAGACAACTTTATCGCTGATAAGGTTTTCCCAAACGTACCTGTTGATAAAAAGACCAACAAGTATTACATCTATGACCGCGAGAACTTCTTCCGCAATGAAGTTCAGCCTCGCGCTCCACGTACTCGTTCACAGCGTATCGGTATGTCAATCTCAAACGCAACGTACACTTGTGACGTGCGGTCTTTGTCTACAGACTTTGACTTTGAGACACTGGCAAACGCTGACACTGCTTTGGATATTCGTCGCGGTGCATCAGAAATGCTCACACACAATCTCTTGATTGACCGTGAAAAGCGTTTCATGTCTACGTTCTTTGGAACAAGCATCTGGACAACTGAGTACACTGGTGTTGCAAATGCTGACAACGACACTGCAGCAGAAGTCACACAGTGGGATGACTACACAAACTCAACTCCAATCGTTGACGTAACAACTGCTCGTCGTGCGATGCAAGTTGCTTCTGGTGGCTTCAAGCCAAACAAAATGGTTGTTACCCGTGATGTTCACGACACATTGGTCAACCATCCAGACGTTCTGGCACGTATCAACGGTGGCGCAACAGTTACTAACACCGCTTTGGTAACGCAAGCTAAACTTGCTGAGATCTTTGAAGTTGCAGAATACTACATCGTTGACGCGATTGAGAACACTGCAAAAGAAGGTCTTACTGAGTCTCTTGCATTTGTAGCAACCAAGAAAGCTGCTCTCTACTATGCACCACAGTCTGCAGGATTGATGGTTCCATCAGCAGGGTACAACTTCACATGGAACGAACTGGATAACGCATCTGGTTACGGTATCGACATTCGTTCTTACACAGGTGACTTCCTGCGTGTTGAAGGTGTTGCAGAGCTTCTTGAAGCTAACATGGCTTACGACCAAAAAGTTGTAGGTGCAGACCTTGGTGTGTTCTTCAACACAATCTTGTCATAAGGAGTAGGTGAATGACCCGACCACCTTTCCAATATGATAAGCCAGTCTTCGTGCGTAATCCTAGTGGATTACTGATGAGTGGTAAACGCTATGCTAAAGGTGATCTCGTTCCTTGGAAGGAGCGGGGTCTCCCGAAGGCTAACATTGAACGTATGTACAATGAGCATCATCTTCATCATAACGAAGAACTGGAAACAACCCTAAAGCCTTCTGTCGGAGATGGTCTCACTGATATGGATGCAGAACAACTTGCAATCCTTGTTAAGACCATCAACGATAAAGTTAAGGCAAAAACTTCTAACGAAGCTGAGTACGACAGAAAGAAATGTCGTGTCTCTAAGATCAAAGATAAGCAAATCGGTTTCATTCGCTCTTGGCGGGGGAGACATGGAGACCTAGAGGCAGACTAATGGCTTGGACTTATGACGAAACTGATCTCGTAACGACTACATCATCAGGTAGATTGAATGTGGTTAGACTTCTTATTGGTGATACTGATACAAATGATCAGTTAATCAAGAACGAAGAGATTACTTTCGCCTTATCTGAAGCTAATGATAATGTCTACTTTGCGGGTGCTTGGGCAGCTAGTTCTATTGCTGCAAAATTCGCTAGAAGGGTTACTACAAAATTGGATGGGGCCTTATCATCAAACTACAGTGATTTGGCTAAACAGTATAAGGCCCTGTCTGCAGACCTTCGTGAGCAAGGTCAGAAATATTCTATGACATCTGCAAGCCTACGTGCTGGTGGTATCTCAAACGCAGTTATCAAAGCTAACCGTAGACTGACTGATAGACCTGATTCAAGTTTTGCTAAAGGCCAGTTCGATAACCCCCCAACTGATGAACAATATATCAGGGACTATGAGTAATGTCGTTTCGGGCATACGATCTCTTAAATCTTGTAGGAGAGCATGGGCAAACGCTTACTCTTCGTAAGAAGACCTATGGCTCCTATGATGTGACCACTAGCACTGTATCTAGTACCACTTCAGATGATTATTCATTTACAGGGTACTTTTATAACTATAGTCTTGGGGTGATTGACCCTGAGAATATAAACAGAGGTGTACGTAAATGCGTAATTCCCGCTCTAGGTCTTGCGGTTTCCCCAGACACAGAAGATGAGATCTTAGGGAACGGGAATACGGTTCATATTAATAACGTCCTCACTATGTTTTCTGGTGGCACTGCCCTCTGCTATATTTGTGATGTAAGCGAATGATTAAATCCTCTGTCAAAATTGATGAAGCGGCTATAGCTAGAAAAATAGAGGCTGCTAAGACCAGCATTTTAGAAGAAGTAAAGAATGAATTTAAGGCAATTGCAAGAGATGCAGTTAGGTTTTCTCCTGTAGATACTGGTGCTTTTGTTACATCTTGGTCGTTTGAGACAGGTAAATCAGGTAGACCAAGAGGTAAAAGCTCTTCAAGAAGACCAAGAAGACAGAATGAAACCCAGAAACGAGAAGAGGGATTACAAAACCTTCTGTCTGATATAAATAAAATCCCTGATTTAGAAAGCACAAAAGTAGCTGTACTTCGTAATGGCGCACCTCACGCAGAGTATGTCAATTCTGGCAACAGTAAAGACAGAGGTTATGTTATAAAGGGTAAATTAATAAGGCTTCACGGATGAGTAGCATATACCTTGACATAAGACGCGGCCTAGAGCAAAAACTTTCTCAAGTCTCTGGTATTCCATCCATAGCGTATGAGAATATTTCTTTCGATCCGACTACAGGAACATCTTGGGTTAGACCTACTTTTATCCCAACCACTCGTAGACCAGCAGTAAGGGGTTCCAACCCACAACAACTCTACTTAGGTATATTTAGGGTAGATTGCTTTGTGGCAGAGGGTAACGGCCCCAGTGTTGGTGATACACTAGCAAATAGCATAATAGAAGACTTTGATGCAACGACAGACATTACGTTTAACTCAAAGACAATCTCTATAGATTATGCAGAGAGAGAGGAAGGTAGGCTCTCCTCTCCTTGGTACTTCATACCAGTCACTATCGGCTGGTACGTCTATAATTAGGAGAAACTAAATGGCTTTCGCACAAGGCTCTCGTTCTACTCTGTCGTTCAAAGAGGAAGCAACTTTTGGTACGACACCAGCAGGTAACTTTCAAAACCTGCCTTTTACTACGCACTCACTAAATCTTACCAAAGATCGTGTAGCTGGTACAGACATTCAGTCTGACCGTATGCCTCGCGTTGATCGTCATGGTAACAAAGTTGTGGGTGGAGACATTGTAGCAGACTTACGTCACGCTGAGTTTGACGTTCTTATGCAATCTGCTCTTATGTCAGATAATGACTTCGCTACAGGCTTTACTGCTGGCGATGGATCTACAACTGTAACTAACGCAGCTATCGTAGGTACTACACCTACTTTCTTGTCACTGGAGGATTACTCAGCAGACGTAGACCAAGCACGTTTGTTCACAGGCTGTGCAGTAAACACAATGGCAGTTTCTATGGCCCCCAACCAGATGGTAACGGCTACCTTTGGTATGGTCGGTAAGACAATGACAATTGGCGCTACACAGAAGACACAAGATGCTTCTGCTGGTAACGAACCATTTGATGCTTACTCAGGTGATATTAAACTTGGCAACAAGGGTACACTTGGTTCAGCATTGACGCTTATCACTGCCCTTGACTTCACTGTCACAAACAACTTTGCTCCAACTCTAGTTATTGGTGAGGATACACCATCAGCCCTTGAGTTTGGTACGGTATCTGTTGAAGGTACAGTCTCAGCATACTTTGAGGATGCAACTCTGATCAACCGCTTCTTGAATGAAACAGAGTCAGCACTTGAGGTCTCTGTAGGAGATGGCACAAACACCCTCACATTCCTATTCCCACGCATCAAGGTAAACTCTGCTGACGTAGGGGTAGACGGTCCAACATCACGTATTATCAACATGTCTTTTGTTGGTCTTCGTACTGATGAGGATCTTAGCTCTTCAACCACAAATGCAAATACCATTCTTCAAATTACAAAGTCTGGTGCATAAGAATCCTAGCTAGGATGAGGGGGGTGGTTGTCGGG